TCGGCGATGGTCTTTTCGCGGTTGATGTCAGCGCCGTTTTCGCTCATCAGCCAGTTGAGCTGTTCATCGGTGATGCCGGGAATCTTTGCTTTTACGTCTTCACGCTTCATAAATAAACCCCTTTCTTTGGGTGAAACTACGGTTTTGTAACGCGGTTCGCCTTCCGCATGGATCCCGGGCAGGTTACGCGCTGCCCGCCGCGATGGTGCCGTCTGCCGGAATCGAACCGGCGGCCCGCTGTTTACAAGGCAGCTGCTCTGACCAATATGAGCTAAAACGGCATGAAAAAAGCGCCCCTGCCCGGATGGGCAAAGACGCTCGCGGTATTTGGTTGTTGTCAGCACCAGTCGATTTCAGAGATGTCACCAGCGATCTCGGAAAGAGAATGGCCGTCGAAAATGGGGGTGTGCATGACGTCCTCCATGCTGTGAACGAGTTTTTCATCTCCATCGTACCACAGAAGATAAGAGAAATTTTCGTCTCGGGTGTCATAAGGGTCTACATGACCTTCTTTTCCGTGATACTGAAAGACGAGCATTGCCCAGCCTTTAGAAAGCTCCTTCTGTAAAGAATCCGCCGTCATAAAATATCACTGTTCTCCTTTCGCTCAGCATCTGTCAACTCACGGGATGGACGACCACACAAATGGCCCTCTGCATCAAAAATATAGTCATGGGCGTGCTCGCCATGTTTTCCGAGGGCTTCTTCGACCTTATGGCCGTGGCCGTTGTTGCTGATTTGCTTGGTCTGACGACCATCCGGGCCGTAATAATTGCGGTCGATGCCGCCCTTTGCATTGGTCTTTTGCGTGATGCCGTTGCGGGGGCCGGTAATGTTGCTCTTGCTGACTTTAATGATAGTTTGCCCAGCGGTGTTTGTCAACGTGTTGTGTCGGACAGCCCACGCTGCCTTACTGCTGGCGCTCCGCCCAAACCCATGCACGCTTGTCCGGGCACTGTCCACCCGCCCGCCGGTGGCCTTGGCAAACTCTGCAAGGCTCTGGCGGGCCGTTTTCAGGCGCACAGCGCTGTCAGTGGTGTCCAGCCCGGCGGCACTCTCGGCCAGATACCGCTTCTTCCATTTGCGCACGTTCCGCTCCCGGGCACGCTGCATCTGGTTGACCTCGTACTGGGTGTACAGTTTGCCGTTGTACTCGATGTTCCGGGCGTTCAGCTCCTGCAGGCTCTCCTCCGTCCAGGTGGGCGGGTCGCCCAGCTCAGGGAATACGGCAAAAAAGGTGTGGCGGCAGTTCCAGCCGCAAAGCCCAGCGCCGGTTCCGTAGCCGGTGGCCTGCTCAAAGTCCGGGTAATGCTTGCCCAGGTAGTCCACAGCCCCGCCCCGATGGAAGCGCCGACCCTGCCACTCGGCGTGACTGGGGCGGGCACCACCGTGGGCGCTGGTCTCAACGAACTCCACGTTCATTTCGTCCATGCGGGCTTCCTGCAGCTTGCCTGCGGTCTGGTTGACACCGGTCAGCACCGCCCGGCGGGCCGCAACTTCCAGCGAATCTGTGTGGCCGCTGGGGTAAGTGATCTCCGGCATCTCGTCTGCAAGGCTGTCCACAGCCTGCTTGACGGCGGTTTTGTAGTCAAAGGCACCTGTGGCCACCTTGCCCCAGGCGACATCCAGCGTGCGCTCAAAGGCCCCGGAGACGGTGTTGGCCGTTGTGGCCGTGAGGTTCCGCCATGTGCCGCAGGTCTGCCGGGCACCGGCGTTGAGCAGGTTGTTCAGGGCCGCGCTCTCTTCAAAGGGTGTGGGCTCGAGGTTGTAGTGGTAATAGATGGCATCTTCCCGCTCCATGGCTTCGGTGGCAGCCTCTTTGAGCAGCCTGCGGATGGTGGCTTCGCTCTTGCCGCTGTACTTTGCCAGCAGCTTGACCACGTTCTCCCGCACCGCCTCGGTCTGCTGGTAGCGCCACAACTGCCAGTCGGCCGTTTCGGTGAGGGTACCCATTTTGCCGATGCGCCGGGCGACATCCTGTAAGATCTCATCCTCGACCTGCTGCGCCAGCTGCACAAAGGCATCCGGCATGGCATCGAGGTAGCTCGGCGGCAGCATCAGGCACCTCCGAAGGTGAGCTGCTCATCGGTCTGGCTGTCAGCCTTGGCCTCTGCCGCCCACTGGTGGGCCTCGTCCTCGCTCAGACCATACCGGGCGGACAGATACCGGCAGCGGGGCACAAGCCCTGCCAGAGCGTCCTCCCGCAGCTGTGCGGTGCGCTCCTGCTCGCTGACAATGTAGCTGTCGTCCCAGTTGACCGAGATGCTGGTGTCCGGGTCCACATCTGCACCCAGCAGGTTCTTTGCCGCCCACAGGATGGCCCGCAGAATGCCGATCAGTGCCGTCTCAATGGGGATCTGGTTTTTGTTGGCGTTCTGCACAAGGTCCTGTCGGCTGCCGGTGTACTCGGTGGCGGTGGCCACCTTGCCCAGCTCAAAACTGTAGCGGTGGCAGCCAAGCCCGCACTTGAAGCTCATCATGTCCAGAGCGTCCTGCACGGCCCGGTGGTTGTCCTCGGTGCGCAGGTCGGGGTTGTACTCCCGCCATGCGGCCGGCTGGTCGATACTGCCTTCCGGTGCGGGCAGCTCGTAGAAGATCTGGCGGTGAACGGCATCCGGCGGCACAGCGTGCTCCACACCGTCCTTGTCCACCCACTTTTTGCACATGGAGCGGTCATAGAAAATTTTCTTGCCGCCTAGGCGGAGGTCCTGCCGGTAGTTGTCAAAGGCGTAATCCGCCATCTGGGCTGCGTCCAGCGCCTCGGAAAAGACGCTCATACCCAGCCCCATGCCGCCGTCGATGTTTTTGGCGACAGCCGGGCTGAACAGGCTGAACCATGCCGGCGCGCCGGTGACCGTGATGTGCTCCACCATGCCCGGCGGGGTCTTGGCCTTGGCAAATTTCGGCGTGCCGGAAACATCGTCCATCACCTCGAACCATTCATTCGTGATGGTCCGTTCGCCGCCCTTGCAGGTGTGGGTCTGCAGATAGACGGCGGGCTTACCGCCCATCACGCACTCAGACACAAAGGCGGCCTCGGTCACCACGCCCCGCTCCACGCTGATGGGCAGGATGCAGCAGGCGGGGTCATAGTCCAGCTGAATGCGCCCCTGCGGCGAGGGCAGGGCGTTCCCGGCGGCATCCACCGTCAGGCCTTCCACACTCAGCACAAAAGCACCGGTGCCGGACCAGTAGGCCTGCTCCACCAGCTTGTTGGCATTCTCCCAGAAATGCAGCTGCCGCAAAAGGCCGCCGGTCTGCTGCTCATCACTGCCCAGCAGGTAGGCGGCACTCTTTGCGTCGCCGATCTGGAAGGTGGTCTTGTCGTTGAGCAGCAGGTTTGCCCAGTCCTCGCAGACATGTTTCGGCATCCGCAGGGAAGCCAGACGCCGGGAAATGACGCTGCCGTCCGGGGCGTCCTCCTTCTGGTCGTGGATGTCGGGAACATCGCCCTTCCACCATTGCCGCCAGACTTCAATGTTGCCGTAATAATCCGCATCCAACTGCAGATGTTTGGTTTTGTTCAGATATTCGATAAAGGCCGAAACGTTCATCTTGCAGTCAGTCTCCTGTAATCACGCTCAATGGTGTACTCAAAGGCGTCGAGGGTGTCAATGTCGGTGGTGCCGTCGTCCAGACGCTCGTCCACGCCGGGGCGCTTCTGGCTCCACAGGGCGCTTGCAAGGGCGTCCCGCAGGGTGGCGGCCTCCGGCATATACCAAAAGCGCCCGCCGCCCATGAGAATGGACGTCAGGCGGATGCGGTCGATAATCTGAATTTTTGCGGAGTTATTCACCCGGTCGGCCAGCCAGTACAGTTTAGAGGCCCGCAGCCGGGTGCGGATGTGGTTGATCAGCGTCTGCTCGGCGCTGTCACAGAACATGTAATGGATCTCGCCGTACCGTGCGAACACGGCCAGGCAGAAGGTGAGCAATTGGTTGGCCAGGTAGTCGGCATCCTGGTTGCGGGGGTCCACTCGCTGGGATGCCAGCCCCACGACGCCGGAATAGTACGGCAAAATGCCCGTTGCCACAAAGGCGTGCTGTGAACCGTTGCCGCCGAAGTCCACCCCGATGTGCACCCGCCACGGCTTGCAGGGCTTGTCTGCGGGCCAGAGGAAGCGCTTGTCGTCGGCGGCGATGCTGTCCGCAAACGGGCGGTAGATGATGCCACCCGCCGCAGCCCACTGGCCAAGAATAAACCGGTTGTAGTACACCGTGCCGGCATATTCTTTTTTCAGCTGCGCCACGAACTCCGGCGGCAGGGTGGGGTTGTCGTCGATGGTGTAGGCCTGACAGTAAATGTCAGCATCACTGTCGAGGAACCGCTTGAACCAGTGCTGGGGGTTATCCGGGTTGCAGGTGCCGTCAAAATGGCTGTGCGGGCAGGAAAGGCGGCTCTTGAGCATCTGAAAGACGCCCTCGTCCCAGGTGGTGATCTCGTCGCCGTAGGCATACTCGAAGGCAGCGCCCTGAATGCGGGCAATGTGCTTTTTGTTGTCAGCGCCCAGCACATACACCTTGCGGCCGAACAGCTGCACGATGTTGCCGGACGCCGAGGTGCGCACGATGCCCACCAGATCCGGCCCCCAGAGCGCCCGCATGGGCTCCAGCACGTTGCGTTCCAGCGTGCCGAGGGTGTTGCCCAGCATGACCAGCAGGCCCTCATCCCGTGCGGCAAGGATGCGCTGCGGGATGGTGACGGCGCAGTCAAGGTAGGTCTTGCCGGAGCGGGTGGCCCCGGTCTTGATGTTCCAGCGGTGGCTGCAGTTGCGCAGGAACTCCTGCTGGAACTCAGTCAATGGCACTGTCCACACCTCCCAGCAGCTCCCGGGCACGTTCCAGCGTGTCGGCGGCGGTATCATCGGGCGGGTTGTCCTCGCCCAGCATCTTCAGCAGCACGTTGGCGGCCTGCGGGTCACCCTTCTTGGCACGGGCGGTGATGCCCTTGATCACGGCCATCTGGTTGTCGATGTCCTCCGGGTCCACAGCATCCCGCAGCAGGGCGTTCACGCTGCGGCGGTCGGTCTCCGGCAGGCTGAGGTAATAGTCGGCGGCTTCCTTCATGCTGCGTTTGCGGCGGCGTGCCTTGCCGGACGCAATGCCGCCCTGCTGGGCGATCTCTCTCTGTTCGCTCTCCGTTCGCTTGTTGAACGGGATAAGATTCTTCTCGTTGGACACGTCACCACCTCTCATGGTTCAGGTAAAACAAAAGCCGCCCCGGAGGACGGCCAGAAATATGCAAAGGATGCCCGGCTGGTACATTCAGGCTGTTGGTCGGTAAAGGTTGTTCCCCTGTCGCAGCCGGGCAGCACAAAGCCCGCAGGGGGAAGGGAGTAAGGGACCTTTCCTGCGGGCTATTGCATTTTAAATTTTAGCAGAGGTTGACAGTGTTATCAAGTCCGGTCCGCTCCGGTTTGCTCCGGACTTTTGATGTCCAGCTGGCGGACGGCGGCGCTGTGATGCTGGAACATCTGGCTGCGGGACAACCGGACGTAAACGGCGATCTTGTCCCAGTCCTCCAGCAGGACGTACCGGCGGAACAGGATCATGAAATCCACCTCGTTGTCCAGCTGGCTGAACACGTCCATCAGCTCGGCACGGATGGCGTCGCACACAGTGGATTGTGCTTCAGCAGCCTGCTTTACTTCCTCGATGCGCTCCACGGCTCTGGGCAGCGCCTGACCGTCCCCGCCGCCGCCCGGCATGGCGGAATAGCGCTGGGTGGTGTGCATGGCTTCGGCCTCCAGCGTGGCCAGCTCGTCCAGCCGCAGCCGCTCGAACCGCTTGGCCGACCGGTACCGCCAGAGCCAGGCTTTTTTCTCTTCGTAGGTCATCGGACTTCCTCCACCCGGACGAACACCCCGCAGGGGTCCGACCAGAATTTCTCCACGATCTCGCTGCACACCTGCGCGTCATCGGCCCAGAAGTGCAGTCGGGTCATCTCATCCTTGAGGGCCTTTTCCAGGTTGTCGGTGTCGGGTTTGCTGGTGCGCCACTCGCCGCTGCGGCGCTTGCCCTCGGTGGGAAAGCACCACTTGACCAGCAGCCGTACCGGCTGGCCTGCTGGGATGGGCGCTTTGGGCGCATGGGGTGCGAGATACGCATGGAGCTTGGCGCGGGCGGCTTTCAGCTCCGGGCTGTCGTGGAGCACCGCGTGGGGCTGCCCGCCCTTCATGTAAGCGTGCAGCTGCTTTGCGTTGTGGGTGGTGGTGGGCGGCTGCATGGGGATAAAGAATTGCGTGTACATGGGGTTCACCTCGTTTTTCTTTTTTCAGTTCGCCAACGTGATGGGGAGGGTTCCCCGGATGGATGGGGGCTGTGCACGCCCCATCCTCCGGGATCCCCATCACACACGGACGGATTATGCTTATTATATAGGCATTTTCCGTCCCGGATCCGTAGGAAAATGCGGCATTTTCCGAAATCCGGAAGCAGGACGCGGACGGATTATGCGGGCATTTTACCGTTTTTGTACGTTGCGTAAAACAAAATATTGCAATTTGTAATCATCCGTTGGAACCGGGTTCTTTGCGGCCCACGTCGGTGCCGTCGATCCAGTAACCGCCGTCGGCTTTCAGGCGGCGGCGCACGGTGTCCGGCTTCAGGCCCATATACTCGGCCATGGCGTAGACAGTGACCTTGCCGTCCATCGTGCAGGATTCGTAGGCGGTGGACAGCTCCACAGACTTGTTCTTGGCCAGCTTCTCCCGGCTGCCCCAGCGCTTTTCCGCGCCGCGTGCGGCAAAGCCCTTGACGTCTCCGTCCGGCTGGAGATCCTCCAGCAGGCCGCTGTCCGGCTTGTGCACCGGGTAGTCAAACCAGAGGTTCACCGGGTCAAAGCGGGCGAACTCGCGGAGCGTGCCCTCGATGCGCCAGGCAGTCATGCCGTCGGCCTGCTTCTGGGCGGCGGCGACTTCGGCGTCAATGGCCCGCAGGTCGGCCAGGCCCAGGCACTCCTTGGCCACGGCCAGCATCCGGCTCTTGCTGAGGGTATCGTCCGGGCCGTAGGCGTCCGCATGGCCGCGCTTGTCCAGCATGGCCTTGATGACCCGACAAGCTGCCTTGTTGCGCAGCTGCTCCCGGATGGCGTCGGTGGGCGTCAGCTCGGTCATGTCCAGCATGGCGTCCGGGTCACGGGCGAACACGCCGGAACCGGACGCACGGTCCATGCTGCGCTTGCCGCCCTGGGCACCTTTGCTGTGGTGATGGCAGTAGATCACGGCGCAGTCCAGTGCGCGGCACACAAGGTCAAACTGGTTGCAGAACTTGGCCATCTGGTCGGCGCTGTTCTCGTCGCCGGTGATTACCTTATAAATGGGGTCCAGCACCACGGCCATGTAGCCCTTTTTCTGGGCCCGGCGGATGAGCTTGGGGGCCAGCTTGTCCATGGGCACGGACGCACCGCGCAGGTTCCAGATGTCAATGTTTTTCAGGTGCTCCGGCGGCAGGCCCATGGCGGTGTACACATCCTTGAAGCGGTGCAGGCAGGAGGCCCGATCCAGCTCCAGATTGATGTACAGCACCTTGCCCTGGGCGCAGGAGAACTGGCCCAGCCACGGCTTGCCCTCGGCAATGGCGATGCACAGCTCGATGAGGGCAAAGCTCTTGCCGGCCTTGCTGGGGCCCGCCAGAAGCATCTTGTGCCCTTTGCGCAGCACCCCGAAGATGAGCGGGTCTGCCAGCGGGGGCAGGTGCTCCCAGTCGGCGGCGAGGTTCTCGGTGTCCGGTAGGTCGTCGGTCTCGGCTTCCAGCCAGTCCACCCACTCGTCCCAACAGCTCTTGCCGAAATTGGTCTCCAGAAGCACCTGCCTCTTGTCGCCGCGCAGGATGCCGGGCATCCGGCTCAGGCGGCTGGGGTTGCGGTTCTGCTGGTCGAGGGTCAGGCCGTTTTTCTGGCAGGCAGCGTAGAGGTAATCCACCCGCTTGCGGTACTCGGCATAGTCCGGGGCGTCCACCTTGACGATGGCGTGGACGCTCTTGCCGCCGGAGTACACCAGCGCGGCGCAGGGCAGCTCCAGCTGCTTGATGATGGCCTGCTGCTTGCCCAGCTCCATGTTATCGCACTCCACAAGGGCGTAGCGGTAGGCGGTGACGTTGGCGTCCTTGCGGCCTGTGCCGTCCACGGGGTTGAAGCAGATCCAGGCACCCACCTCCGGGTCCCAGTCGCCCAGCACCTTGCCGAGATCCCCGCCGCAGGTGCCCAGTTCGGCAAGGAGCTGCCCGGCGGTGCGGGTCCAGCTGCCCTTGGCCGGGCGGCGTTTGTCGTCGGCCATGAAACTCTCGGTGACATAGGCCACATACTCGTCCTCTTCAAACAGGGCCTGCAGGTAGCGCCTGAGCTGGTCCACAGGGTCCCACTGTTCCGGCAGGGCGAGATCGTGGGCTTCCACCCAACGGGGGTCTACCAGCTGGCCGTCTGTGTGGTTCGTCCCGGCGGAGATGTCGTCGTTCCAGTCCAGTGCATGGCCGGCAGGGCCTCTCCATCCGCTGGAATAGGCCAGCTGAAAGATACTGCTGGCCGTGACGGGGCTGCCCCCGCCGCCGTGGAAACTGGCCCACTTCTTGGCGCACTCGCCTTTGTGGTAGCGGCCCCCGTCCCGGGCGCTCCACTGTTCCCATGCTTCCACGGGCAGGCCGGCTTCCTTCAGGCCCATGCCCACCAGGATCCATTCGTCGTAGGTCAGGGCGGACGGGCTGAGAAAATCCAGCGCTTCTTTGAGATCGTTTTCATGTTCCATGTGCGTTACCATCCAAAGTCCGTCGGCACGGCGGGCTGTGCGTCAGGCGTGAAGGTTTTGGGGTCCACACCCTTGGGCACGCCGCGCCAGCCGCCGGCTGCAATGCGGTTAATCATGCGGCTGGCCGCGTCAAAGCTCCAGCTGCCCACATGCCGGAAGCCGTAGCGTTCCAGCAGGCGGATCTGCTTGGGCGTGGTCAGCCCCTCGGTCTGGCGCTTGTGCAGCCGGTCCAGCAGCAGGGCTGCCTTGCCGGCGGATTCCACCGCATCCGGCAGGATGCCCAGCTTTTCCAGCGCAGCGGTCTGCTTGTCGCTGGGCGGCCCGGCTTCCCACCCGAAGGTGGGCACATAGCCAGACAAGTCCTCGGCCTGAATGCTCATCTCGTATTGCAGCGGGTCCACCAGCTTTGCCTTTTTGCGGCGCTGTTCGGCCAGTTGTTTTGCAAGGGCTTCTTCCCGCTGGGCCACCACATCCTCGCTGGCCTGGGCGGCGGCCTGCTCGATGTCCTCCGGGCAGCCGCTTTCGGCCAGCGTCTCGGTCATCTGTCGGGCCACGGCGCGGTCCTCACAGACCAGATCCGCCGGGCGGCACAGCTCATGCCGGTCGGTCATCCACAAAAAGTCGAGCAGCAGCAGGTCGGTCTTGCCCGGGGAAAGGCGGGTGCCGCGCCCCACCATCTGGCTGTACAGGCTGCGCACCTTGGTGGGCCGCAGCACCACCACGCAGTCCACGGAGGGGCAGTCCCAGCCCTCGGTGAGCAGCATGGAGTTGCACAGCACATTGTATTTGCCGGCGTCGAAGTCGGCCAGCACCTGCCTGCGGTCGTCGCTCTGGCCGTTGACCTCGGCAGCCCGGAAGCCGTAGGTGTTCAGCAGGTCCCGGAACTTCTGGCTGGTCTTGATCAGCGGCAGGAACACCACCGTTTTGCGGCTCTTGCAGCGCCGAGCCATTTCGGCGGCGATCTGCTCCAAATACGGATCAAGGGCTGTGCCCAGGTCGCCCACGGCGTAGTCGCCGCCGCTCATGGTCACGGATGTAATATCCAGCTGCAGCGGGATGGTCTGGGCCATGATTTTGCACAGATAGCCCTCCTTGATGGCGTCGGTCAGCTTGTACTCAAAGGCCAGGCTGTCGAACACCTCGCCCAGATTGCGCATGTCGCCGCGGTCCGGCGTGGCGGTGACGCCAAGCACCTTGGCCCCGCTGAAGTAGTCCAGGATGCGGCGGTAACCGTCGGTGATGGCGTGGTGGGCCTCGTCGATGATGATGGTGCCGAAATAATCCTGCGGGAAGCGTTCCAGCCGGGCGGTGCGCTGCAGGGTCTGCACGCTGCCCACCACCACCCGGAACCAGCTGTCCAGGCAGGTGGATTCGGCCTTTTCCACGGCGCTGACAAGGCCGGTGGAACGCTGCAGCTTGTCGGCAGCCTGTTCCAGCAGCTCGCCCCGGTGCGCCAGAATGAGCACCCGGTCGCCGGCACGCACCTGATCGGCAGCCACCGACGCAAACACAATGGTTTTGCCGGTGCCGGTGGGCAGCACCAGCAGGGTGCGGGTGTGGCCGGCGTCCCACTCGGCGTGGATGCGGTCACGGGCCTGCTGCTGGTAGGGTCTCAGTTCCTGCCCCATCAGAATGCCCCCTGCGTCCAGCCCTGCGAGGGTGCCGCCTTGGGTGCCGGGGGCGGCAGGAAGCGCTGCACCTCGTTGCTCTGGCCGGTCTCACCGGCGTGAGGGCCGCTCTGTTTGGTGTACTCCCGGACGCCCAGCTTGCAGATGCCCTTGGCACCTACCACCTCGTTCCAGCGGGGGCGGAAGGTTTCGCCCCGCTTGCACTGGCCGATGCTCTCAAAGAACGCGCCCAGCAGACCCTGGGTCTTGGTATGCAGGTACAGGCGGTGGGTCACGGTGGTGTCGCCCTTGGCCCCGCCATAAATGCGCAGGGTCAGTTTTGCCATGGAGCAGGGCGGCAGCTTGGCCCCGCCCTCATAGCGGGCACGCTCCATCTGGGTCACTTCAAAGGGGTACTCGCCCTCCGGCAGCAGCACGAATTCCTGCTGCTCGTTGGTAAACTCGTCATCCCAACCCAAAGCGAAACCTTCGTTGTTCATCTCGTTCATAATGCTTCTCCTTTATTTAATGTACGTTAAAACGGCAGGTCACGGCTGTCCAGAACCATCTGCAGCACCTGCGGCCATGCGGCGATCAGGCAGCCCTCCACAAAATCCATGGGGTAGTCCTTGATGGGCATATCCTCCGGGAAGTAGCCCCGCTCGCCCACTACATGCTGCAGCTCTTCCGGAGTCACGTTGTTGGCGCTCATGAGCGGAGCCAGTTTTTCCGGCACGCCCAGGGCGACCAGATCCGGCGTGAGCAGGGCCTTAGGAACCTCTTCACGGGGCGGTTCCGGCTGTGCCTGCGGGGTGGGCAGGATGTCGGCATCCGGCTGATGTTTGGGCTGCGGGGCAGGAGTCGGGGCGTGCTGCACCGGCGTCTGGGTAGCTGCCGGTGCGCTGCCCCCGGGCAGGCAGTGGGCAATGCTGGCGTAATCAAAGGGCACCTCCTCCGGCAAGTCAAAGCGGTTCTTGGCGTCCCAGCAGGCGTGGTGGGTGGTGTACAGCACCCGCTTGCTGCCGCTGGCCTTGTTCTTGGCGTTTGGGCCGCTGTCGGCCTTTTCCACCACCGTTTTGTAGTTGGCGAACAGCAGCATATCGCACCACTCCTGCAGCAGTGGGGCCACCTGCTTGCTGGTTTTCATGCCCCAGCGGTCGTAGTTGCCCACGGCGTCCGGCTGCTCAAACTTGGTGATGGCGGCATGGGCCAGCACCACCACATTGTGGCCGGCGTTCAGCACCTCTTCCAGGGCATCCAGCAGCTTGCTGAACTCCTCCTTGACGTAGGTGTAGCCCTTGCCGTAGCCAAAATCTTCGATGCCGTTGACCTTGGCACGGGCGCACACCGCCTGGATGCACAGGCGCTCGGCCCAGTCGGCTGTGTCGATGACCAGCGTGCTGCAGGGCACGTTGCCTTTACGCACCTCGGCCACCTCGTCCAGCAGCATCGCCCAGCTGGTGGGCTGGGGAAGGCGGGCCACATTCAGCCGCTTTGTGCCGCCCTCGGTGTCGATGAACACAGGGCTCGGGAAGTGGGAGGCAAAGGTGCTTTTGCCGATGCCCTCCGGGCCGTACAGCACGGTTTTGACCGGCGCGGTCTGCACGCCGGTGGTCACGGAATACTTGCTCATTTAAAACGCTCCTTTCGTCCAGCTCCTGGGCTGGGGCTTTTCGGTGACAGGCGGCTCGGCATCCTTTACCATGCCGTCCTCAATGATGATCTGGCACTCGCTGCCGGTGGAGACGCGGGTGGCGATGGCCTGCAGGCCCTCCGCTTCGAGCCAGTGGCCGAACTCTTCCAGCGTGGTCATATCCATCTGCTCGAGCTTGTCCAGAAGGACAAAGCCGCAGTCCGGGTTGAGCCGCCGGACGATGGCCGCGGCCACCCGGAGCTGGTCGCTGCCGGACATATCCCGCCAGTGCTTTCCTTTATAAGTAAGAGCACCGTCTTCCACGCTCAGCTCCGGCAGGGGTAGGTCGGCACCGTT